GAACTTCCAGAAGTGGTTATACCCCAGAGGTGTTGAGGTCAGAAGGATCTTAGTAGTCTGACCAGCAGAAATTGTAGGATAAACCGACGCAAAGAACTGTTCGGCAACGGTATTTGGAATAATCGCTGCTTCGTCGATATACAACCAGTTAACAGACTTACCACGAATACCGCTGGTAGTTGTTGCTGAGGTAAATATTTTCGATCCGTTTTCTAATTCAATATCACCCTTGTTCCAAGTCTTAACACCTTGTTGCATCCAGAGTGGTAAGTTTTCATACATGCCTTGGTAACGAGACATAACTTCTCTCGCAGCAGCAGTTTTGTTGGCCATGATAGCAACTGTTTTGGATTCTTGAAATAGTGTATACCAAAGAATGCATGCAGCGGATGTAATGGTTTTACCCTGCTGGCGACCTTCCATCAGAATCGCTTTACGATTGTCCAGAATGTGGGCGACTTTTCGCTTCTGACAATCGTAGAGTTTAAATAACTGAAGACCGTGGTCAAGAGTAACGATTTGACAATAGTTCTCAATAAAATAAATTGGATCTTCTTGGCACATCTCAAGTTCTGCCAACTGCTCAATCGTAAAACTATGTTTGTACCCGATCGGTTTTAAATTAATATTACCGTGGTATGAGGATTCTTCTTCACTCATGATCAATAATCTTTGTTCTTTCTGCTTTCAATGCCTTTAATAGATCTGATGTAGACCCAGCAAAAACAATATTATTTTGGGTCTCAATATTACCTTTTGATGGTTGCTCTTCGCGCAGTTTCTTTTTCTTTGCTTGAAGATCTAATAGATCCTTGGCAGTGTCACCAGTGGTTTTAATCAACTGACCGACAACTTCATATGCACGAGGACTGTCACTGGCAAGAGCAACACCCAACATTCCATCAAGTGCTTGTTGACTTTTGTCGATGAGAGTATTAAGTTTCTGACGGGCAACTTGATAATCGTCTTCGATATCGTCGCCTGTGGGGATGTACGCAACAGGAACTTGAATTGGTGGAGCAGGTGGGATGACTACTGCGGTAGATGTTGGCGCAGACTGAGTCCCAAAAATCTCATCTAATTTTTCATAGTTATTCGAAGAACTCATCAAATGTCTCCACATAGTCCCACGTACCAATTTCTGGTGTTACGTCGGATGGTGTTGTTGTCACTGTATATCTTTGCCCGTTATTAATATCTGCTATGTCATTTGCGTATGTATTTGCAATAGCAGTTCTAATGATACCTTGCAGTTCGACTGGTCCATAGAAATTCAATCCAAGTTTGAAATTTAAAGTCCAGATAACTGACTGCCTCTGAGCATAATCGCCTTCGTATTGATCTTCATAATCAATTCCTTCCATCGTTATTTGCAAGTCGCGTTTGATACCCATCTCTGGAACATCATTAATCGTAACACAAAAGTCTGGATTGAAGAATGGTAGAATCTGCTCAATAATTTGTAAACCATCATCTTGATTCTTTGCAAAAATATACAGAGAAATAGACATATCATATGGAGTGCTTGTAAACTGACTGCGTAACTTATTTGTATCGTCGCCAGCGCCTACTGCAATGTTTTTTGTCAGTATGTTAATCTTACGAGTTGGATTGTAATTGAGTCCAGTGATTTCAAACCCAATTCTTGGTAGTGTAATTGCTATGCTTGCAGGATCGATAGTAGGAACTGAGGCAATACGAGCAAGGAATTTTTGTTTAGTCGAGTATGCCAGCGGAACACGCAGACTTTGTGCATATTCTCCCTCAGAGTTTTTGCGTTGCACAACTATGTTGTTGAAGATGGTACCAAAGGCAATAATCGCTTTACGAATATGCGAGTGATAGAAAAATTTACCAGCGAACATTAGTTCCTCACCAACACTTCGCCGAATGGATTGATAGACGTAAAGTCTATAATTCCATCATATGCAAGATTGTCAAAGTCTTCATTGTTCGCCAGCGGGTCAATTTCGGTTACCGAATATCCTGCCAAGATTAGAGAATCACCAGAGTTTAGCAATAGATCATCGCCACCCTCAAGTAAGAACTGGTATGCATATTGATCTTCTGACTTATCATCGATAGCATCGATTTCTGCATTCCCAGTAGTAAATCTTTCAGAACTGTATTCAAAGACTTCACACTTCAGTTTGAATATGTTAATCTTACCGAGTTGGTAAAACGGATTAAGAAAATCAACATACTTAATTTCAAAGAACGTCTTAGTTTTTGGAAAATAAAGGATGTCACCTTCTGATGGTCTTGTTGTCAGTTGCAGATCTTCAGCGTTGTTTGCGACAGATTCTTCCCAGCGTCTCTTAGAAACTACGAAAGTTGCTGATGCTCTAAACTCAAATCCGAACTTGGTGAACAGATCGCCTTCACCTTCAAATCCTTCTACGTTCTCTAGATACATTTCCAGAGGATAGAATTGACTGAAGTATGATAGCGGATCTTCGCCGAAAATTGGGTCTTTGTTAGCAATAGTTCTTGGAAGATAGTAAACGTCGTGTCCATAAATCTTCAGACTTTCAATGACAAGATCCTCCACCAAACGTTGTTCGTTTGTGGTTCCCGATGTATTGCCAGATTGAAAATAAAAATTCGTTGGCATCTCTTATCCCGTATAGAAATCGACAGGAAGTTCTGACTTCAATTGCATTTCAGATTCGATTTGTTTAATCTCGTCGACTGCTTCGTCATAAACTTGTTGACCGTTCAGAAGAACACCACCTGGAAGTTGAATTCCTCCAAACTTCTTCATGTTCTCACCCCATTGACGCTTGATCAATGCAGTGGTATACATCTTTAGGAACATGTCATTATAGACTTTAGTGTATTCTGCTGGATCTAGAATGCGATAACACTCAACGATAATGTAATCACCGACTTGGAATGTCTCTTTCCAGTTTACGTCGATATAAAGTTTATCTGTTTTTCTATTAAATCTAATCGAACGCTGTCCAGGGAAAATCTGGTCATACATCTGTAGAGTTGTTTTAACTTGTGCATAGTAGATAAGGTCTGCTGCCAGAAGATTATACATGTCATTGAGTCTAAACTGATAGACCAAGTTGAACATGTTGTTTGGGTTTTCCATACCATCGCCAGGAGCATTGAAATTGAACAACTTGATGATGCCAATTACTGCGTCTGGAATGGGAATATACTGGTTATCTAAATCACCAGCAGTATAAAAAAGAGAAGATGCAAGCGTACGAGTAAATCCTGAAGTCTCTCCAGTTACAGGTTCGCTTACTAGGAATACTCCTGTTGTCGCACCAACTGTGGCATTCGTACCATCTAATGAAATCAAATAACAAGACGCACCCGATGTTTCGCCGACGAGTTTTTCGCCGAGAGTAAACGAGGGAGAACTTAGTCCGCTAAATTTGAGATTGTTGCCTGTAATTTGGTGCTTCAGATAAGTTCTTTCGACACCATCGAAATGGTATTCTTGAAAATACTGCAATGCATCATCAACGCGATCAGAAACCTGATCTTCGTCTACGTTAATTTCGATTACTGGGAATCCGAGTCTACGGAGAGAGTAATCAATTAGTCCTTGTCTAGATGAAATTGCCATATGTTGTCCTCTTTGGGACTATTTATAATGAACCCATGTCGTAAACTGAAGGATCTACGCCAGCGATATCACCTAAGTCGATTGTTCCTGGAATGGTAAAAAATTCTGGATTGTATCCACCAACTTCGATAATACTTCCGTCGGTTTTTTTTGAGTATAGTGTTCCGTCTGCTAAATTTACTGCAAGTTCTCCGACTGCAATTTGACCTGCAGTGGGAACCGCACTAGCAGTCTCACTTCTTTTAAGTTGCATAATTGTTGACATTAGTTAAGCAAAGTCCCCGAAGAATCATAAATTGCAACACGAGCGAGAGAATACCACTGTGTCGTTGATGATGCCATCAATTCAATTGAACCATTTGCTGCAACCTGAATTGCTGCGTTTGCTGCTAATGCGTCGATTGCGGCACCTGTTGCTGGATAGATTGAGAGAGTATTTGCTCCCTTGTTTACGATAACAATTCTACGTCCAGCGGTCGCGGTTGGGAGTTTAACTCCAGTAGATGCAGCAACTGTAGTAACTACGTTGTAATCAACTGTCAATGCAGTAGCAGCACCCTGATTGGCACCAGCAGCGGAAACTGCATTATTATTATCTACAACCGCACCATTCAGTGCTGGTGTCGTTAATGTTTTATTGGTTAGAGTCTGGGTTGCGGTAGTGCCAACAACTGGAATGTAGTTAGTTCCGTCTACTGTATATTCCCAAACATCGGTAGTTTCATTCCATTGAAGAGCAACGTTAGTGGAAGTACCACGTTCTACTTCGATACCAGCATTTTGTGAAGGAGTTCCTGCTTCATTACTATTTAAAGTAATAACATTATCAGCAAGATTGATTGTTTCGGTATTAACAGTAGTGGTGGTTCCAGAAACCGTGAGATCGCCAGCAACAGTTAGAGCATTATTAACAGTAGTTGTGCCAGTGGCCGCACCGATAGAAAGAGTAGTTGCCGCACCAGCAAAGTTTACTGTAGTCGCTGTAG